GAGTTGCTCGGCTTTGAGTACCGTAGCAACGCATGGGCAGAAAGCGCGGCGGGTGCTGCCAAGACTTCGATGACGGCAGACAACGACACCTGCATCTACCCTGACCGTGTGATGGTGCTGTCTACCAAACTCAAGTATTTCGAGGCAAAGGGCTTCGATACGACCGCCATCTTCCGCGACTACCTCGCTGAACTTGAGACGGCTGTCGCACAGGATACGGGCGCTGCCAACCTCTCGTTTGCCCCGCGTCCCGGTACGGTTCTTATCGGCTACGACAACATTCCTGACAGCGGCTACGGGTACGAAAACTGATGGCTGTTTCTCGTCGCCTCGTTCAACGCGCTGCGGCAAATGTCGCAAGCCTGCCGTCGCCCGTGGGCGGTTGGAACGCTCGGGATTCTCTTGCCAACATGGCACCCACGGATGCCGTGCAGTTGGACAACTACTTCCCCGGCGTATCCAATGTTGTCTTGCGCGGCGGTTATGTGAAGCACGCCACGGGGTTTCCCGACGATGTAGAAACCCTGATGACCTACAGCGGCGGCACCTCTGACCAGTTGTGGGCGGTGTCGGATGGCAAGTTCTACAACGCTACATCTGCGGGTGCTATCGGCGCTGCGGCGGTCAGCGGACTGACCAACTCCAAGTGGGAATACACCAATGTCACGACCGCAGGCGGCAACTACCTGTATGCCGCCAACGGTGTTAACACGCCGTATCTTTACAACGGCACCACTTGGACGAGCATTACGGGAGCGTCTACGCCTGCCATTACGGGCGTTACGACCACTACGCTTAACTCTCCGACGCTTTTCAAGAACCGTGTGTGGTTCATCGAGAAAAACACGCTAAAGGCGTGGTACCTGCCGACCTCAAGCGTTGGCGGCGCGGCGCAAGTTCTTGACCTGTCATCCATTGCGCGTCTGGGCGGCGTGTTGGTGTCGATGGCCTCGTGGACAATTGACGCTGGTTACGGCGTGGATGACAACCTTGTATTTGTCACCGACAAGGGTGAGGTCATCGTCTACCGTGGCACCGACCCCTCATCTGCGTCCACATGGGCGCTGATTGGCGTGTGGATTGTTGGTGCGCCTATCGGCACCCGCTCCCTGATGAAGTACGGCGGCGACCTTTTGGTGCTGACGCTTGACGGGCTGATTCCGATGGCCTCGGCGCTTCAGTCCTCGCGGCTAGACCCCAACATCGCGCTATCGGACAAGATACAGGGTGCGTTTGCGGCGGCTGCTGCGGCGTATAGAGACAACTTCGGGTGGTGTATGTTGTACAACCCGAAGAACAACGCCCTAATCGTCAATGTCCCGGTGCGTGAAGGCGCACAAGAACAGTTTGTGATGAACAACATTACGAAGGCGTGGTGCAGGTTTACAAACTGGAACGCTTTTCACTTTGGGCTTCTTGACGACACTCCGTACTTTGGCGCTGCAACTTTCGTGGCAAAGGCTTGGACGACGGGTAGCACCGGCTACATTGATGACACAAGCAACATAAACGGCAAGATTCTCCAAGCCTTTAACTACTTCGAGACTCGCGGCGTAAAGAAGATTTTTACACGCGCACGGCCTAGCATTTTCAGCAACGGCACCCCGTCTGTGCGGGTTGGCATCAATGTCGATTTCAACATTTCAGACAATGTTGCCCCGATATCGTTTTCTACTCCGCTGACTGCCCTGTGGGACAGCGCGTTGTGGGATACGGCTGTGTGGGGTTCTGACCTTGAGATTCAGAACAACTGGCAGGGCGTTACCGGCGTTGGCTACTGCGGGTCGATACAGTTTCAGAGCAGCAGCAACAAATTAGCAATTCAATGGGCCTCAACTGATGTGGTGTATCAACTCGGATGGGCTGGCATATAACAAGCGGCCCCGAGGTGGGCGAATGGGTCTGTGGGCATACGGGCGGCGGGTATCACGCTGAACGCTCTAACGCCATCGGATTGCGTAAGGGAGAGAACATTGTTGGCGGCGTGGTTTACGAGAACTGGAACGGGCGCAGCGTGGTTTGCCACATCGCCATTTCTGACCGCTTAACCCCCGCTTACATTGCAGCCATGTTTGACTATCCTTTCAATGTCTGCGGGGTTGACAAAATCATCGCCCCCGTGGGCAGTAAAAACGCGAAAGCCATCAGGCTTGTGCGTAAAATGGGTTTCACCGAGGAAGCGCGAATAAAGAACGCCGACACCGACGGTGATATTGTTTTCCTAACCATGACACGCGATGCGTGCCGTTTTTTGGGACACCGTTATGGGCAAAAAATCACCGAAGCCGCCTCCGGCACCTGACTACGCAGGCGCAGCGCAACAGCAGGGCATCGCCAACCTAGAGGCGGCGCGTCTTACTGCGCGTCTTTCTAACCCCAATGTCATTACCCCGCTTGGTGGTCAGCGTGTGACCTACGGGCGACCGCAGTTTAACCGCGCTGCGTATGACGCGGCGATGGCTAACTATCGTGCGCGTAACCCGCAGGCACCTGCTACCGGCGCACCGCAGGGCGCACCCTCAACCGTTGGCGTTGGTGGCGGCGCTGCAATGCCCACGACGGGCGGTGGTGGCGTGCAGATGGGCGGTGGCGGTATGTATGGCGGCGGCGTTGACCTTGGCGTTACGCCCGAACCTACGGCATCAAAGGCCGACGGTATGCCTGCTGCGCGGCGCGAGGCTCTGGGAATGGGCGATGACCTTGCATACACGCAGGGCGGTCGAGCCAACTTCACTACGCTGCCTACCGGAGCGCAGGTGCCAACCGCAATGCTTATCGGCGGCGGTCGCTTTGATGCGTCCGGCATGGGGCCGGGACAGACGCAACGGTTTAATCAGGGCTACGGCGGCGGGGAGTATCTGGGCGATGTGATGCCCACCCGCGAGATGTTCACCGAGATGGTGGACTTGGACACCCCGACGATTGAGCAGTACTTGACCCCCGAGGCACAGGCGACCCTAGAGGCGCAGCAGCGTGTTGAGCGTGCGCTTTCCGGCCTTGGTGAACGGGCTATCGGTCGCGTCCAAGATGTCTACGGCACGGCTTTCACCCCGCAGGGCTTGCCGGAACAACAGTTCCAGTTTCAAGGCGGTGGCCCGTTGCCGACGCTCCCGCAGTTGCAGGGTCAAGCGCGTAGCGATGTTTCGGCGCTCCCGGTCAACTTCGGCCCGACGGCAGGGCAGTACGGCACGGCGGGTGCTGGCCCTCAAGGGTTAAACCTCGGCGGTTTTGATGCCTCTCGCGTGGGCGGTATCGCTGCGGCTCCGGCTGGCGGTCAGTTTGGCGCGGCAACGGGTGGCCCCGCTGCGGGTCAGTTTGGCATGGCGCAAGGCGGCCCCGGTGCGCTAAACCTTCAAGGTTTGGACACAGGCGGTCTTGCTGGTGTCCAGACGGGAGTAGGCCAGTTTGGGCAAGCACAGGGCGGCCCCGCTGCCCCAACCCTCCAAGGTCAGTTGGATGTCTCCAACCTTGCCCAGATGCCCGTAAACGCAGGCATGACGGCGCAAGAAGCCATCATGTCTCGCCTCGACCCGCAGTTGCAGCGCCAGCGGTCGCAGTTGGAAACCCAACTCGCTAACCAAGGGCTTGTGCGTGGCGGCGAGGCTTACAATGTCGCCCTCCAAGAGCAAGGTCAACGCGAAAACGACCTCCGCACGCAGGCTGCGCTACAGGGTCTGCAACTCGATATGCAGGCGCGTCAGCAGGGCTTGGGCGAGGCGCAGGCTCTGGGTGGGTTTGCCAACCAATCGGCTCTGGCAGGCTTTGGCGCAGGCCAGCAGGCTACCCAAGCGCAAAACGCTGCTATCGCCCAGAACGCAAGTCTTGCACTCCAGTCCGGTCAGTTTGCAAACCAAGCGCAGGCGCAACAGTTTGCACAGCGTCTTGCGGCTGGCGAGTTTGGACGGGAGGCACAGTTGGCCTCGTTCCAGACGGGTCAGGCGGCGCAGGATGCCGTGAACCGTGCGATTTCCCAAAACTTCGGGCAAGCGCAGGCTGCTGGTCAGATGGGTAATCAAGCCATCGGGCAGAACTTCCAGCAAGCCCTTGCCTCGCAGCAAGCCGCCCTCCAAGCCCAGCAACAGGGTTTTGGTCAGCAGATGGCAGGGCAACAGTTTGGTCGAGAATCAGCCTTGCAGGGCTTCCAATCGCAGCAGGCGGCACAGGAAGCGGCAAACCGCGCCATCGCGCAGAACTTCGGTCAGGGCTTGGCGGCGCAGGGTGCGTACAACGCCGCTGCGGGTCAGCAGTTTGGTCAGGAAATGGACATTGCGGGGCTGTACAACGCCTCGCTTGCCCAAAACCAAGCGGCTGCGCTCCAGCAGGCACAGGCACAGGCCGCCCTCCAATCGCAGGGGTTCAACCAAGCGCAGGCGATGGCGAACTTCCAGAACGCCCAGAGGCAGGCGGCACTTCAAGAGCAGTTGGCCTTGCGTCAGTTGCCGCTCAACGAGGTCGCCGCAATCATGGGTGGGGCGCAGGTGCAACTGCCGCAGTTCCAAGCCTACCAAGGCGCAGAGGTCGGCGCGGCTCCCATCTTCGGCGCTACGCAGGCGGCGGGTAACTTCGCGCAACAGAACTACTCCAACCAGATTGCACGCCAGAACGCGCAGATGGGTTTGTACGGTCAGTTAGGCGGCGCGCTTGGTACATATCTTGGAGGCCGTAAATGAGAACTCCATACCAGTCTTTCAACGCCCCGATGATGAACGGCGGTCGCGGTCAGCGCATGGCCCGTATGCTCCAGATGCAAGGGCAGAGCCAGCAAATCAGCAACAACGCTGGAGCGCAGACGGATATGCAATACAACCCACCGCAGAACGCTGCGGATGTGAACCGCGCACCGCGTCAGTTCCTGCGCCAATATCCCAAGATGCCGAAGTCTCCGGGTATGACCAACCCGCAGGGCGGCCCGGAAAGGGGGAATTTTGAAAATGGCTGATGAACGCTACAAATCGGTATCGACCTTCGCGCTGCCTGATGCATACCAGCAGCAGGCGGCAGAGGCACGCCGCCGTCGCCGTATGGCAGAGATGCTTGCACAGCAGGCATACCAGCCGGGGGACATCCAGAACGCCCCTATTCCCGCCGCAGCGCCTCTGGTGCAGGGTCTACAGGCTTACCTAGCA